CAAGACGCATTACAAACTCAAGCACAAACATTAGCACAACAAGGAATTGGTTCTTATGCTCCTTATGTAACAGCAGCAGGAACACAAGCATCATTGGCTTCTGGATTAGGAACCCAGGCCCTTGGAACATTATCAGGAATTTCAACAGGAGCTCCGACTACTCAACAAGTAACGGACTTCATGTCCCCATACCAATCACAAGTTATAGATGCATCTCTTGCAGAATTTGATCGTAACAAACAAATTCAAGAACAACAAATAAGAGATCAACAAACCGCTTTGGGTGCGCTCGGCAGTGGTCGAGCGGGAGTGCAACTCGCAGAGTTTGGCACAGGGGCAGCGAGAGAAAGGGCTTTACTACAAGCAGGACTATTAAACCAAGGTTATGGTCAAGCTATGCAGGCAAGGCAACAAGACATCGCAAATAGGTTTGGTATATCACAAGCAGAACAAGGTTTAGGATCATTTCAAGCTGGACTAGGACAACAACAAGCAGGTCTAGCATCACTCGTGCCTGGATTACAACAAGGAGATATTTCTACTTTAGGTCGACTGGGCGCGTTGAACCAGGCACAAACACAAGCAGGTCTTGATGCACAAAGAGAAGCAGCAAGAATGGCAGCTTACCAACCGCAAGAACAACTTGATAGATACGCTGCGCAAGTAACAGGATTAATGGGTGGATATCCAGGACAAGCTGTAACAACTAATGTACCTAACCCTACACCATTACAAACGGCACTAGGTGTTGGTACAACGTTAGCTGGTATTTATGGAGGATTAAGAAATCCAGGTAGTACAAACTTTGGAACAATGGCAGCGGCGGGAGCTAACAGAATAGTATAGGTTAACTATGAACAGAATTTTAAAAAGACCAATGTTTAGAATGGGAGGGTCTACAGGAACTGGAATAACTTCTGGTTTAGATAAACCTAAAAGAGGTTTAGTAGATGAACCAGGTGGTTATGCTGGAACTGATCCATTCGATAGAGCTAAAAAAGTTACTACAAGATATCTGCAAGATCCTCAGTTAAACCCACAAGGAGGAGGCGGATTTATGCCAGGATCATTATCCAACTTTTTAACATCTTTTGGTTTAGACATGTTATCTAGACCACCAACAGGAAACATATTTCAAACAGCTGCACAATCAGCTAAAGGACCTTTTGAAACTTACCAAGCTGCAAAACTAACAGAACAAGCAGATAGAAGAGACGCAGCAAGAGATGTATTCTCAGGAGCGTTAGCTTCTGAATACGATATTTTAGAACAACGAGAAAAAGGCAAGTACGGTGACATGAAAACACCAGAACTAGAAGCAAAACTAATTAGAGATGCTCAACAAAATATTTTTGATGCAACGGCAATAAAAGACAGCCCCGATTCTACTGAAGAAGAAATACTCGCTGCTGAACAAAAAATTAAAATTAATCAAAACGTTTTACAAAAAGAACTAGGTGTACCTGCAGAATACGCAGCTATTCTTGGCAATGCAGAGGTATTTGATTCTTATAAAGCAGATTATATAGAAACAGAAAACCAAAGAAGAGAAGATGAATATAAAGCTGAAAACCCAGATGCAACACCAGAAGAAATAGTTGCAAATGTTGAAGTTATTAATGTAAATTCCGCAGAAGCTTCGGATTTTACAATTGCAAAATTAAAACAAAAATATGGCTTTGCTTCTGGAGGTAGAGTCGGTTTAGCTTTTGGTAGTAAACCTGCAATGATGGAATCTGTTGTTGAAGCAGAACAAGAAACAGGTGAAGTTCAAGATTTATCTTTTACAGAACTAAGATCAAGACTACCAAGTGAAATATCAAATGACATAGTGCAGTTACTTGCAAACAGTAAAGAAGCTTTAATGGACTTTGCAAACATTAAAACGTCAGAAGATATAGCTCAATTTAATCAACAATATGATGTAAATTTGACGTTACCACAGGGGGCGTAAAATGGAACCCTTTAAGCCAAAAGACACTAGAATCACACTAGATAAAAACACTGTTGCAGAAACAATTCAAAAAACTCTTACAAAGAAAAAGAAACCAGTAAAATTTACTTGGAAAGGAGCAGCTAATTTTGCACAAGGTTTTCTCAACACCAATCCATTTAGTAGAATAAAACAATATAGACTTAAAGAACTAATGGAGGGAAGCCCTGCCAAAGAAAAAGATTATATTGATTTCTTTGAAGACATGGAGAAATCTTTTTATGGTGGTGCTCAGAATATACTCTATTCATTTGGAGATTTAGTTACAACAGGTATTGATGCAGCTAAAGACACTAACCTTACAGAAGCCTTAGATAAAGTTTATAAAGAAAATAAAATTAAAGATCCTGAAACATTATTAGGAACAGTTAATAAAGTTCTTATTGAATACGGCGTACCTGGCGGAGCTGTATTTAAAATAATGAATAGAGCTAGGAAAATGTTCAGAGGTAAGAAAGCCTTAAATGCAGCAGCCGATGCAACAGGAACCGTGGCCAAAGGAACACAGATTGCAAAAAGAGCAGGCTATATGGCTGGAGCTTTTGGAGCTACAGATTTTTTAGTAGCAAGACCTGAAGTTGAAACTTTATTTTTAGATAAGGAGAGTGAAGAAGGTTTAGAGGGAAGAGATTTAGCTCTTACAAGATTTAGAAACAGATTAAGATTCGGAGCAGAAGGAACTCTTATTGGAGGAGGTTTTGTTTTATTAGGAAAACCTTTAGCAAAAATAGCAACAGTTGGTGCAAAGTATGGATTAATGAAACCAGCAGGTTATGCATTAAGAGGTGTTGATTTCTTAGCTGTAAGACCGGCAACTTATCTTGCTGCTAACATACCAGGTTCTGCTAAAGCAGGAAAATTAATTAGAAATGCAAGTAGTTATGTAATTGATAAATCTTTATCTACAGTTTTAGCTGGTAATCCTAAAAAACAATTACCCGCGTTTGATCAATGGAGAATGTTTTCTATAAAAAGTAGTGACCCATTACAGAAAAGATTAAAAAAATTAGATAATTTTTTAGCTGCATTTAGATCTTTAGGTAAATACACAGGGCTTGGTTTTCAATTAACATCAGAAGCAAAAAGAGAAATAAAAGCAAGATCAAGAACAATAGAAAAGTATTTAGAGTCTATTGAAGAAAAATCTTATAATTTAGCTAAAAGATTTGAAGGTCAATACAATACTGCAAGCACATCACCAGCAGGACAAGATTATTATTTAGATAGAGTTCTAGCTTACTTAAAAGGTCAACTTAAAAAATCTGATTTACCAAAAGAGCTACAAGAAACAGCAGAATTTCTTCAGAAAGAATTAGTAAATACTAAAAAAACATTTGCTGAGTTATTACCAGAAAATGAGTTAAAAGATTTTATGCTGAATAACCTAAAAACTTACATGAGAAAATCTTTTGCAACTTTTACTAATCCTGAGTACATGGCAGATCCAAAAATAAAACAAGCTGCTTCTAAATGGATTTTAGAAAATGTAGTTAAAAGAAATGCTGATATTAAAAAAGAAGCTATTAAAACTTTAAAAACTTCTAAGATGACAGATCAACAAGCTTTAAAAGAAATGGCTGACACCATGATGGAAAAAACATTAACACTTACAAAACAAGATGGTGCTGACCCTTTAAGAATACTACAACAAATATCAAAAGACACTTTAAGATCTGATAAACTAATTAAAACTGGTGAAGAATTACCAGATGTAATTAAAAAATTATTAGGAGAAGAAAATAATCTTAAATCTTCCGTATTACAAACAACATCTCATGCAATAACACAAGCTGTTAACAAAAGAACTTTGGATAGATTAGCAGATATTGGCGTAGCTGAAGGGTGGTTATTTAAAAATCAAGTCGCAGCGGACTCAAAGAAAGTGTTTGATGCTTCAAAAGTAGGAGATCTAAAAGGTCTTGGTTTATTAAAAAGTAACATAAGTAAACTTTATGCTAATGCAGATATGGCAGCTGCTTTAAAAGGAGTTCCTGGAACATTTGATAGCTGGATACAAAGTACTGTTTATAGAAACATTTTACAATTTAAAGTTGCAACTCAGTTTGGTAAAACAGTTTTATCTCCAGCAACACAAGTTAGAAACGTTACATCTGCTAGTATGTTTCCATTAGCTAATGGTCATATAGGTGGAAGAGCATCTGTAACTGATTCTTTAAAAATGGTAATGGACGATATCTTCGGTGCAGGAAAATTAATTAACGAAGAAAAGTTTATTAAAAATTTAGAAAACAAAATAAGGTTAGGAGTTATTGATGAAAACATTGTGGCTTCTGAATTAAAAGCAGTACTACAAGACATACGTGCCGGTGCTAAAGTAAAAAACTTAGATAGTTTACTTAACAAATTGTCTAATACAAAAATGTTAAAAACAGCTACTAGAATATATGCTGGAGGTGATAACCTTTGGAAATGGTATGGTCATGAATATGTAAAATCTCAAATGAAGGGGATGTATAGAACTGTAGATGATATTGCAAAATGGACACAAGAAATTACTGGAAGAAAATTTAACCCTATCAATACTTTTACTGGAGCTAAAAAAACATTTGATGAAGCAATAGATGAAGCAGCTGCATGGCAAATAAGAAATACTTATCCAACATACAGTAAGGTACCTCAATTTATTAAAGATCTAAGAAAACTACCATTTGGTAACTTTGTATCATTCCCGGCTGAAATGATTAGAACTACTCATAATATTGTAAGCTTAGGTATGAAAGAAGCAACTTCGTCTAATGCTAAATTAAGACAAGCTGGATATCGAAGATTATTAGGAGCTGCTGTAACACTAGGAGGAGCAGAAAAAGGCGCGAGTGAACTTGCTCAAAATTTAACTGGTGTAACTATGGACCAAGTAGAATCTTATAAGAGAAGTTTAGCTGCACCATGGAATTCAAGAGCAGCAATTCTTCCAATTAATAAATGGAAAGATGGAGTAGGTAAAGCTATTAACTTTTCATATTTTAGTCCATATGATGTTGTCACACAGCCAGTTAGAGCTGCAATTAAAACACTTCAAGAAGGCAATTTAAAACAACAAGATGTAGATGATGTTGTATTTAATTTATTTTTAGGAGCTGATGGGCCTGTAAGAAAATTGATAGATCCCTTTGTATCTGAGTCTATTGCACTTGAAAAAATATCTGATGTAATTCCTAGAGGATTAATCATCGGGGGAAGAGGAGGTGAAACTAAAACAGGAAGCAAAGTATATTCTGTTACTGATGACGGACCAACTGCATTTATGAAAAGTCTCGGACATATAATAAAAGGAGTTAAACCTACTGCTTTTGATACAGGTGGAAAACTAATCAAAGGAGTAGAGAAGGACGTTAAAAGAGGTGGTCAACCAGTAAACTTACAGGATGAGTTACTTGCATTATTTTCTGGTATTAGAATTATAAACGTAGATGTTCCACGAACTATGCAATACAAAGTTACAAATTATAATAAAGAATTTAAATCTGTAACAACTGCGGAAAAGTTTTTTGGTTTAGAAAACTTTCAACGAAGAGGACCTTTAGTTTTAGCAGATGAATTTAAAAACATTCAAGAAGAAACATATAGAGTTAATCAGGACTTTCATTTTATATTAAATGATGCTTTAGAAGTAGGAGTTCCTAAAAAAGAATTAGTAAAAATTTTAAGAAAAAGAGGAATACCATATGCAAAAGTTAAAAAATTAATTAACGGTAAAAATATTCCATACACAGGATATGACACACGTATGAAAAAAAGAGTTAATGAAGCTAANATTCTTGCAAAAGAAAGAGGGGAAACTATTAATAAAGAATATTTTTATCCTAAGCGATTATTTAGAAACATTCTTAGAGAATACAAAGATAAAAATTTAAAAAAAGAAGAAGAGGCTCCATCAAGAATAGAGCAACTTAAAAAACGTTTAGGGGACAATAAACAATCTAGTATTAGACCGGTAGAAGAAATACAAACAGCAGAAGTAAAAACACCACCTTTAGCTAAGACACCGATGCCTGTTAAAATAGCAACAAATACAATGCAAAAAAATCCAATTACAAACTTGACACGTACTGAAACTGCCTTACTATCTCCAACAGAAAAAGTAATTGCGGGGAGAACTTAATGGCAAAAAACGCACTACAAAAAATAGAGGATCATGAAAAGCTTTGCAGAATTATGCAAAAGCAAACTCATGACAAGATAAATAAACTTGAACGTCAAATTAACCGTGTAGAAAGCATATTATTAGTGTCTACTGGAGCTTTGATATCTGGTATGGCTTATGTTATATTTGCTTTAATTATTAGATAAAAAAATTTTTCATGCAACTTTCAAAACATTTTAGTTTAAAAGAAATGACCAAGTCGATGACCGCTCAACGTAGGGGAATTGATAATACACCAGGAGCAGGTGAAATTAAATGCCTAGGTGATTTATGTTGGAAAGTTCTTGAACCGCTACGTGCACACTTCGACAAACCTGTTACGATTACTAGCGGCTATCGTAGTGAAGCGTTATGTGAAGCGATCGGCAGCAAAAAAACTTCACAGCATGCCAANGGNCAGGCCGTCGACCTAGAAATTTTTGGCGTACCAAATATTCAAACAGCTTACTGGCTACAAAATAACGTGGACTTCGATCAATTGATCATGGAGTACTACGACAAAGACGACCCGACAGGGGGCTGGGTCCACATAAGTTATCACGAATCAGATTCAAATAGAAAACAAGTATTAACCTTTGACGGTAAAAAATACACCGAAGGCTTACCAGAAATGAAATGGTCTGGCGGCAAAGTCGTAAATTAAATCTAATAATCGTTACGCAAAATAAAGATTATAAGCAAGAGATATTCTAGCTTCTTTTTTATTGTGTTTGTTCACTCCATGCCTAAACTGACTGGGAAATATTAATACATCCCCCTTTTTAGGTGAATAAGAAAATCCATTTTCAAAAAATATAGGAGACCCTTTACAATCGGTGTAGTATATGACCCCNGATAAATGACCACCATGATTATGTAGATTATTTATAGAACCTTNTTCAGCATAATTTACCCACAANTCGTAACCATCAAAATGATTCTCATTCTTACGCATTCGAACAGATCTTCTAGTTTGTTGAAAAGACAAATTTTCGTACTTACATCTAAAATACTCTCCTAAATAAATTAGATAAGCTTGCAAAAAAGATCCTTCTATTAAATTAGAAGGTACAGAAGTTTGATACGCATTATCTCCTACGTTGTAATGTTCTAATAAACAAGAAAGTTTATGTTTTTTAATTTTATCTGCGTGCTTCACACATTTTTTTAACTCTTCATAAATTAAAGAAGGGGCTTTATGTTTTAAAATATGAGGATTTATTTCTTCCACGTTTTTGTATATAGAATCTAGATCCAATCTCGAAGTTCCTCTCCCAAAACTTCAGAAGCAATATTAATTTTCTTCCGTAAAGCTTTAACAATTTTTTCATCAACTGTATCTTCCGCAATAATATCTACATAAGTTACATTCTTTTTTTGACCGATTCGGTGTGCACGATCCTCGGACTGTAATCGCTTCTCTAGGTCATATCCGTTAGAATAGTAAATTACTGTGTTTGCAGCAGTTAAAGTTATCCCGTAGCCACCCGTAGAAGGGGTTCCAACCATAAACCGGCACTTAGGGTCGTCTTGAAATTTACGTATATTATCTTGTCTTTCTGATTGAGGCGTGAGTCCATAATAATCAACCACGGACCCCGGACCATAAACTTTGACAATTTCTTTAATAATATCTTTTATATCCCATTGGTAATGAGCCCATATAATAGCCTTACCTTCCATTTCAGATAATATTTCTATTAATTCATTAACCCTATTACTAGCAACTCTTTGAATAGTGCCATCATCGGCTGTAAAATGACCACATGTAATTTGATGCAGTCTCATTAGTTGAGTAAGAACAGTCATAGTTGTTGCNTGCTTACCATTTAAATGTGCAAGAGCAGTCTCTTTCATCTGATTATAAAGTTTTCTTTGATCAGGTGTTAAAGTAATTTGTCTTTTAGTAAAATTTTTATCAGGTAAATCAAGGCAATCTTCTTTTAAAACTCTATAAGAAAAACCTTGTAATGTTTCGGATAATTCACCAAGATTTTGAAATTTATCAACAACTTGTATAGACCTTCCATGAATATGCATAGTCTTCATTTCTGCATATCTATTTCTAAAAGCATAATAAGAAGTATAGTCCAATAACCAAGGGCTTAAAAACTCACATTGAGAATATAAGTCTAAGGGATTTTTAGTAATAGGAGATCCTGTCATTATTCTTCTATACTTAGTTCTTGTAGATAGTTTAAGAATATTTTTAGTCCTTTGAGCTTTAGGATTTTTAATAGTAGTAGATTCATCAATGGCCATTAAGGTATTGTGAGAAGATATAAATTTAGCAGCAAAATCAGTGCCTTTAGTTGTACTAAAAGCTTCAACGTTCATAATTAAAACATGAAGTTCTTCTCCTGTTTTAAATAAAGTGCCTAATTTTTTAGACTGACCTTTTGTAATATTTGCTTGCCATAAAACGGTCACATTCTCTATATGGTTAGGTAAGTGTGCAGGTATCTCTTGTTCATGCCAAGTTTTTACAACACCCTTGGGTGCAATAATTAAAAGTCCGTTTATCTTGCCTTTATCATAAAGCATAGAAGCGTTATCAATAAGTACTTTTGTTTTACCTGTACCCATTTCCATAAAATANGCATACGTTTCTTTATTCCATGATTTTTCTAACGCAGTTAATTGATGCGCGTATGGCTTTGTTTTAAATTTATAGTTCATAATATTTTTACTTTCTAGTTGACAATATAATGGTTGATGTCTATATTGTCAAGCATGAAAGTAATAAACAACTCAACTTTAAATAAAAGAGATACTGTGGTTTATGTTATTCAGGAAATTGCTGGAACTAAAGCAGGCTCCCCCAAAATAAATATTATGGGAGCTTCTCAATATGGTAATTTTAAATTTCTACTTCCAGAATTTTCTCAGATGATTTTTTCACCTGGTCCTCTTATTTATAAGTTAAGACAGGGTTTAAAAGATTTTAAATCTCATGATCATTTATTACTTACAGGTGATCCTGCAATAATAGGTGTTGCGTGTTCTATTGTTTCTGACATGACGAACGGTAAATACAGTTTATTAAAGTGGGATAAACAAGAAAGAAGATACTATCCACTACAAATTAATTTATATGAGAAAGGAAAAATAGATGAATAATATTGATTTTGAAAAAGATCAACAAGATGCAATGAAAAAGACTGACAACATTCAGTCTCTTGCAGATCAAGTTGAAAGACTAGAAGGAGTTGCTTCAAGTATAGAAGCAGCAGAAGAGAGAATAAAAGATTTAAAAAAGAAACGAGACTACATATCAGGTGAAGTAATACCTACTATGATGTCAGAAATGGGGCTTGCAGAATTAAAACTGCACGATGGATCTCATTTAAAAGTTTCAACGTCGTATCGTGCTACCATAACGGAAGCAAACAAAGAAGCGGCGTTTAACTGGCTTCGTAACAATGGACTAGGAGATATCATTAAAAACGAGATCTCGGTGTCTTTTGGTCGTAACGAGGATAACAAGGCAGCAACTTATGCTGAACTTGCGAAGGGTCAAGGGTTTCAACCGACACAAAAGATGAAGGTTGAGCCTATGACTCTGAAAGCGTTAGTCCGTGAGCGTATAGAGGCAGGTCAAGAAATGCCAACGGAAATTTTCGGAGTGTTCTCTGAAAATAAGACTACAATAAAAAGGAGCAAATAAACATGAACCAAGTAGCAACAAAAAAAGAAGGAGCATTAGCAACAAATGTATTTGAAGCTGATGCTGATAAAGGCACTCAAAACATTTCGCAAGAAGANCTTGCGTTACCNTTCTTAAAAGTTTTGGGACAACTATCTCCNGAGGTAAACAAAAGAGATGGTAAATATGTCGAGGGCGCAGAACCTGGCAAGATAATAAACACTGTTTCTAATGAACTGTATGACAGTATAANAGTCGTACCNGTTTTTTATAAGAGACAGTACGTTGAATGGCAAGACAGAGGTACCAGCACTGGTGCACCTGCTGCTATCCACGAAGCTAATAGCGATATCATTAGTCAAGCGACTAGGGATAAGTCTTTCAAAGATAGATTACCTAACGGTAACTATTTAGAAAACACGGCTAATCACTTTGTGGTTCTTCTAGGAGACAGTCCATCCACAGCTTTGATTTCTATGAAAGCTACTCAATTAAAAGTGAGTAGAAAATGGAACTCAATGATGATGGGGATTAAAATGCAGGGTAAAAATGGACTTTTTACTCCGCCAACTTACAGCCACATTTATAATCTAAAAACTGTGCAAATGTCGAATGACAAAGGCACATGGTTTGGATGGGATGTTAGTAAAGAAGGACCAGTGTCAGATAGAGGGATATATGACATTGCAAAAAACTTTGCTGATCGTGTAGGTAAAGGTGAAGTACAAGCTAAACCAGAAACTCAAGAAGAAACAAAAAGAACTTTAAATCTATAAAAAGTTCCTGCGGGAGTGGGCGGTAAAGCGAGAGTGGACCCGCCCACTAACTATTTGTTATGATTGAGAAAAAAGAAAAATATTCTGGACCTGTTATTTATGAAGATTGGATTGATCTAGGTCGTATCATTATACCATGTTTAAGGGGGAAGCCTGTCGTTAAACGTTGGTCAGACCCAAGTTTTAAAGTAACGAAAGAAGAATGGAAAAAGAATTATTTACACTGCGAAATTGCATTAAGATTAGATCGAGACATAGATCTTGATATAGATAATACATTAGTAAAAAGATTTGTAGATCGTTATGTAAAATCATGTAGTGCTGTATCAGGAAGAGCAGGAAATCCTGAAAGCCATTATTGGTGGAAAGGCGAAATAGAATTTACACAATATAAACTTCCAGGAGAACTAAAAGAAAAATTTAAAAATTTACCACATGGGTCGATGCTTTGTGAGTTAAGGCATGGTCATGACAGATATACAATAGTTCCAGGATCAAAGCATAGTAAAGCAGATGAAAACGTAAGATGGGAAAGATATGCTGGTTTAAACGGCTATACAGGGGATTTAAGAGAGGATGTAGGAAAAGTGGCACTCTCCACCGCGCTTTGTCTTTTATACGCGCCACAAGGCCAAAGAGATGCTTATTGTACCGCAATAGCTGGTGTTTTACTAAAACATACTCAATGGGACGTAAATGAAATAGATGAATTTATTTATAACATAGCGATTGCCGCAAATGATGATGAAGCATTAAAAAGAAGGTCCAAAGGNTCTAGCGGAAAAAATGCTAACAAAAATTTAGGATTACCAAAACTAGCAGAAATTATAGGGTGCTCCCCNAGAGCTGTCGCAGAATTATTTAGTTGGGTAGGTATAAAATATGCTGCGGGTAAAGAAATTGCGCAAGAATCAATTGGCGATATTACCGAATATGGAAGTGATAGATACATAGTTAAAGTAAATACTTTTGTAGAGGGCGAGATAAAAGAAAAAGAAATTATTGTTGACGGACCAACGCTNACGAAACAACAGATGTTCTATGATGAAATAATTAGACAGGCTTCTCTTTGGGTTCCAAAGATGAAACCGAAAGACTTTGAAACAATCATGAGACAAAAGTATTTGAATAGNAAAAGAGCAGGAGATTATGTAGAGGAAGCCGAAGAAGATTATAAATTTAAAAAATACTTTTCAAATTATTTAAATAAACAGGGAGTCTACATGGATAAATCTAACCTAGCTGTTTATAAACTGCCTTACTTTAATGATAAAAATAATTCTTTAGAATTTAATCTAGATCATTTTGAAGATGAGTTAGAAAAAAATAGAATAAATTTGCCTAGGGTAGACTTAGTTTTAAAAGTACAACGTGTTTTAAAAGCAAAAAAATATCACGGTAAACATGATAATAAATCTTGTGTTTCTTGGAAAGTAGAAGGGCAAGAAGTAAACAAGGGAGCTCTTTTAATAGAAGGAGAATACGTTGAAATAACTGGAGAGATAAAAAATGAATCCTAAATTTATATCAGGACCTCCAGGTACAGGTAAAACTCATAAATGGTTAAAAGAAAAATATGCAGAGCTTTTAAAAAAGTATTCATGGGATAGAATTGTTGTTCTTTCACACACTAACGTAGCTGCAGCGGAAATAATAGAAGCAGTTAAAAAATTACCAGAACTTCAAAATGTTTCAAAAGAAGATTTAGAAGAACAAATTTGTACAATTCACAGTTACTGTAGAGGTTTATATGTACATGTAACAAAGTTTGATAAAGAAGACCATCGTTCCCTTTTAATGAGCCAACCTTTAATGCAAAGNTGGAAAAAGAAATCATGGGACAAACATCCACTTTATGAATTTACATCACAAGCACATGGGAAAGAAATGTCCTTTGATGATTATTGGAAAATATGTGACCCCGATTCTTTNAAACCGTACAATTTATCTATGTTAAAACATTTAAAAGACGCTTATGATAAGCACAGAATTGATCCTGAAACAGGTAAAATTTTAAAATTATCTTTTGAAGATATGATAGATAATTTTTTATTTCTGGCAAAAGAGCCCGAAGATATAGATGCATTAATAGTTGACGANGCCCAAGACTGTAACAAGCCTCAGATAAANGCTCTTCATAAGATGGCTACTAATATTAAAGATAATAATTATTATTTTGTAGGGGATGCTGATCAAACTATATTTGAATATTCTGGATCTGATCCAAACTATTTTCATACTCTATCAAAAGATGCGGAAGAATTAGAAGAGGGTTTAAGATGTGGAGATACTATAAATAAAATATGTAAAAATATTATTGCTCCAATTTGGAGACATTATAACTATAACCGAGTATGGAAACCAGTTGAAGGAATAGTTGGAAAATCTCATTGGATGCCAAGCTTTAGTAAAGATTCTAATGCAACGGAAGTACTTTTAAATAGAATACAAAACACAGAGGAAACTTTTTTATTTACTTTTAGAGGAAAACCTTCGGATGATCATATTAAAAATTTTTTTTATAGACATGGTATAGATTTTGCACAAGTGGGGAATAGTCCTCATATTTCTAGAAAAGTGTTTAGATGTTTTAAAACATGGGATAAATTTTTAAATGATAAAGTTTCTTTGCAACAAATTAAAGAATACTGGCCTTTAATGGGAGTTAGAGGAGAGAAGGGCGTTAAGGTAAATAAAATGGGAGAGGTAAAAAGTTTAACCGATTTAGTTAATAAAGACTATAATGTAGAAGATATAATAAGCAAAGGCCTATTAAAGCCAGAAGTTAAAGGTTTAAAGAAATTTGAACAAGTTTTAACTGATCCGGATGTTACTGCAAAAGTACCTCTCATTAAAAAAATATTAATTAATGGCACAAATGTTGAGGAAGCTCCTAGAGTTGAATATGGAAATATACATCAAATAAAAGGTCTTACTAGAGACAACTCGATTGTTGATTTAACTATAACAAGAGAAGAACAGCATTTTTTTGAAGGACTTAGATTAGCGTATGTTGCATACAGTAGAGCCCGTATCAATTGCTGGACTGTAGCTTCTAGAATGCCTAGATTATCTTTAGGAAGAATTGAAAATAGAAAAGGAATTTTAGAATTAAATAAATGAGCGAAGAAGAATTGTACAGATTTATAATGAGACAAGAAAGGGACCTTTATGGAGAAGAAGATGAAGGATGAAATATATAAAAAGCAGGTAGGCGGGAGCCACTATAAATCTATGGTTATTCAGCCATCAGAATTTATTAACAGAAATAATATTCCGTTCGCAGAAGGAAATGCAATAAAATATTTATGCAGGCACAAACAAAAAAATCAAAAAGAAGATTTGTTAAAAGCAAAACATTATATTGACATGGCAATCGATAGAGATTATCCTGAAGAAGTGAAAGCAGAAACAAAAAAGAAATTAAACTCATGGGGGATTATTAAATAATGTGTAAAAGTCCGGAAGATTTAGATTTAGAGAATATTAATACAGTTGCTGTCGACATAGAAACTTATGATCCAAACTTAAAAACAAAAGGTTTAGGAGCAATAAGAAAAGATGGTTTTATTTGTGGTATAGCTGTCGCAACTGGAAAAGAGACTAGTTATTTTTCTTTAAAACATTCAGATAATGATAACTTAAATACAGAAAAGATCTGGAAAACTTTAAATGAATTAATTTTTCAAAACGAAAAGATTACAAAAGTATTTCATAATGCAATGTACGATGTATGTTGGATAAGATCTGTTACAGGTCAAATGATTAAAGGCAGGATAGTTGATACTATGATTGCAGCTTCCGTTATTGATGAAAACAGATTTAGATATTCTTTAGACGCTTTAAGTAAAGACTACTTAAAAGATTCAAAATATAAATACGATCTACAACAAAAAACATTAGAATGGTCTGGAGGTATGGTAAAAGACCCTATGTCTAATATGCATAAACTTCCTACACATGTAGTTGAAGAATATGCTAAGCAAGACGTTGATCTGACATTAAAACTATGGGAGCTTTTTGATAAAAAATTAGACGAAGTATTATACATAAAACCAGGGACAAATGAAAATAAAACTTGTAGAAAAATATTTGAATTAGAAACAAAATTATTTCCTTGTTTAGTTGAAATGAAATTTAAAGGGGTTAAGATAGATGTCCAAAAAGCTACAGCATTTGGAGAACATTTAAAAAAAAGAAAGAGACAAGTAATAGAAGCTATAAAAAATAAAACTGGTATTAAAGTAGATATTTGGGCTGCTTCTTCAATTAAAGATCTTTTAGATAAACTTAATATAGAAGACTATGAAATGACACCAAAGTCTAAAATGCCTAAACTTTCAAAAGATTATTTAAAAACCCACTCTAACAAGTGTTTAAGAATGATTGCATGGATTAGAGAATATGACAAAGCAGCTAATACTTTTGTTGACGGCTTATTGGAGTTTGTTCACGAAGGGAGAATACATGCAGATATTAACCAAATAAGATCCGGAGATAAGGGGACAGTAACTGGAAGATTTTCAATGAGTAATCCAAACTTACAACAAATTCCTGCCAAAGGCTTTATTGGTAAAAAGATGAGAGAGTTATTTTTACCTGAAGAAAACAAGGAGTGGGGAAGCTTTGACTACTCACAACAAGAGCCTCGTATAGTTGTTCACTATGCTTTAAAATTAGAGTTGCCAGGAACAAATGATTTGGAAGAAGAATTTAATAAAAAAGATGCGGACTTCCATCAGATTGTTGCGGATATGGCAAACATTTCAAGGACGCAGGCTAAGACAATTAATCTTGGTTTATTTTATGGTATGGGAAAAATGAAATTGCAGAAAGAGTTGGGACTAGAGAGACAGAAAGCCAATGAATTATTTGCGGAGTATCATAAAAAAGTACCCTTTGTTAAGACATTATCACAAGATTTAATAGGGTTTTCAAAAGAAAATAAATTATTGTTCACTTTACATGATAGGTTTTGTAGATTTGAGCGATATGAAACTACAAATAGGAAATGGAATCCTAAATTAGGTAGATTTGATGAAGTACCACTACTTACAGAAGAAGAAGCTAGGAAAGAATTTGAACGTCAATTCAGAAAAGCTGACAAGAAATGCCAAGGAAGAGATTTAACAAAAAAAGAATGGGAGTATTTTGATAATTATTACACGCCAGCTTTTACCTACAAGGCATTAAACAGGTTAATACAAGGATCAGCTGCTGATATGACAAAAAAAGCCATGGTTGATCTTTATGAAAAAGGAATTATTCCGCATATACAAATTCATGACGAATTATGTATTTCTGTTGCAAATAATTATGAAGCCAATATAATTCAGAATATTATGGAAGAAGCTATACCTTTGGAAATAAAAAATAAAGTTAACTGCAAAAAAGGTATAAACTGGGGAAGTATAAAATGATAAATTATGGCTTATTTAAATGCAAACATACCGGTAACTTACGCACAAATTAGAAGGGAGTATTTGTATGATCTTAAAAAACATCATGGAGAAGTCGAAGACTGTATTATCTTTGGTGTGGCATCGATTACAGGTCGTCCCATATTGTTTCATGCTATTATGGAGAACGGTGCAATTTTTTATCGCTTACCAATTAGCGCTTTTATTCAACGCGGTTTCGAAGTCCAAGAAGTACCACGAAGACGACTTGATGAATTGGAGTTATGGAATTGTTTTTCTTATTATCCTGCTGTTACTAGCTTTGATATTCTAGATGGCCAAGCTGGCAAATACATAGGTAAAGATAAAAAATGGCACAGCGGTAAATATTTATTTACTGTTGACTTTGCACATCCTGAAAGTAATATACTTGACACTGATCATTCTGAGATCCCGCACGAGCATAAGTGCGCACACATACTTGCGTTAGATGACGGCAACTATGCAGCACAACCTAATAATAGATTAATATGGGATATCCCATCATTTACAGTTAGAGACGATATACCTGACTGGAAAGTGCAAACTTCTGAGTGGAATGTAGAAGACACTCGTAAATGGAGAACGGAAAATACCGATAACTTCTTCTACGAAATTGAGGAAAAGAAAAATGATTAAAAAAATAATACAATGGGCTTGGAAAGCTATATGCTGGCCTTTTANAAAACTTTGTAACTGGTAAAGAGTAATGACCAAATGCAAGACGTGTNACCATAATTGTCATTGCGATAGAGATTTCCACGCAGATGAATACGGTGTATGCACTTGTGATAACTGTGCTTGCAATAGTAAAAGAACTTATAAAAAACTAAAAGAACATGCTTCGGATATGTCTTTTGAAAATGAGGTTAAATACGAATGAATTTAGCAGATTTGTTAAAAAAAAATATAGTTATGGTACCGGTAGTAGCNTCAGTGCTAGTCGGAACGTTTACAGGCGTTAGGTACATCGTAAATTTAACAGACACAATAAATTCAAATCAACAACAAATCGTAGATCTTAAAAGAGATTTAAAAGTTGCAGAAGATAAAATTGTAGATCAAAACACAAGATTAACTTCTGCGGAATCTACGTGGCAGATGGCAGAAAATTTATACAGACAACTAGCAGATCAAGTTAGAGAACACGATTATGATATTAANGATTTAAACAGGTAATGTATGGAGGTTCTCAGGATGAATTATTATTTTACAGGTTTACTTATNTTGGCTCTTACAATCTTAGCGTTGTTTGTAGAACCTGCGTATCCTAGAAACGAATACCTTAATGAGTATGGTGTAAGATGTGGTGAAATGGAAGTAAGCACAGAAAGACGTGATACTGATTATAATTATTCTGAAAGCAGCACACATGAAGATCAATATATTAGATTTACTTACAGAAAATATTTAGGCACAGACTGTAANACTTCAAAAGAAAACGTGGCAATNAAACAACAATTAGAATTAATGAAAATGTGTGGTAGAGTTAACAGCAATCCTAGTCTAGCATTAAATGAAAACTTTGCTTTACTTGTATCTAAATGTAGAGGTGTAACCCCTGCAGGAGATAATACTAGACCAGCTGACTCACAAAGTTTATGGGATGACATGAAAGATGAGTATAAAAAAGAGAATCCAGAAATTGAATTAATGGGAGATAAGTTTATAAAATCAGGTAAAAGTAAATTGAAAATACCTCCAAAAGGGTATATATTACCAAAGCCAAAAGATGACTAAAAAACCATTAAATATATCTGAAGAAGCAGCTGTGCAAATGCCAATGAAGACGGTTGCTAGTTTGATAATCATCGTCGCTCTCGGCACCATGGGCTATTTTCAAATAATAGAACGCCTTAATGTTGCAGACACTCGTATACAAATAATGGAGAAAGATCTTGAAGAGAATACAGAGTTTAGAATCAAATGGCCGCGGGGTCAACTTGGGTCGCTTCCCGCAGATAGCGAACAATTTATGATGATAGAAGACTTATATAAAACAACAGATAAATTAAACAAGCACATAGAATCTATGGCGTTAAACAAAGTCAACATAGAATTTTTAACAAAACAAATGGATAAAGTTTTAACTGATATTGAATCATTAAAAGACAAAGCTAGAGATATGCATTACAAAAACGGTAACGGACAATGATAGAAGCTGTGATAGGATTACTTATGTTTGTAAACGGAGAAATTAAAGAAGCACGTTTGCAACCTTCAATGGCAATTTGTTTACGCGGTAAACGTGAAGCTGAAAGAACTTTTTCTGAATCAGTAACTTATAAATGCTGGCGTGGTAAAGCAGAATTAGAAGATAATATTGATGGTTCAAAATCGATTAAGAAGCTTATCATTGAATAAAAAAAAGAATCCAATAGCTAAGATTCTAAGAGATAGACGTTATCGCCAGATTGTGATAAAGAATAAGAAAGCATATGACAGAAAAAAACATAACATTTCAAGCCGAGATAGTTAACGGCAAATGTCCTACATGCCAAGAACTAACTATGTTAGTAGGCATAACTAAAGAATTTTATAGATGTATGAATTGTGGCAGTGATCTTCACCAATACATAAATGGTAAGATAAGTTACTTGCCTGTACTACAAGCACCTGAAGGAGCAAAGCCTTATGTTAAAGAGTGGCTATAATGTCTAAGAAAAAACCATTATACGGAGTCAGTAACTATAAAAAAGATAAGCCTAAAAAGCGGCCTGGGCGTCACAAAAAAAACAGAAATAAACACGAAAAAAGAATGGGAAAATATCGTGGAAAAGGGAGAAAAGGACGTTGACAAATGTCCCTAGATATCCTATATATAGGACATGAAAGAAAAAATAATAACTATTAAAACTAAAGGAGCAAGTCCTAAACAATGGTCTAATCTTTTACTTGAATTAAATCTTGTAAGGAAAGCGTGGAAGCCTTACGGTGTTGATCTACACGTATCAGCTCCTGGACTAAAAAATGTTTTACATTGGGGAACAACGACGAATGATAAATTTAAAAGAGATTGACGAAGCCGCAAATTTATGGAACAAAACGCGCTCTCTAAAATATAAAGAGAGATGGTATAAACTTGTTAAGGAGTTTGCAGATGGCAGAAACATTGATAATATTAATACTACT